CATGGTGCAAGGCCTGAATAAGCAATTGCTGCTGTGCCTGTTGTTGTGTCGATCATGTGAGCCATATCTATCCTTTCTGAGTTAATAAAAACCGGTTTTTTGTGCCGGTGCTTGAATTATACATACTTTTTACACTTTGTACGATTTATTTACATTTATTTACATTTATTTTTCGAATTGATCAATAAGCCACCAGAGAGCTATAAAAATTACGATTATTCCAATTATCACGATGCCCCCGTTTCCCGCCCACAATCGCCCGCGATATGGTGGCGCAAAAAAGATCCATGCGGGAGAGTGCGCACAAATTCGCGAAGCGCTGCAGCGTCATTAGCAGCACCGTTTTTTCTCGTGTTGTGCCATTGAATAGCCGTCGGGCCGCTCGCTGCATAGCAGCCGCCGGCCGCATCAGTTCCCACTTTTTTCTTTCCGGTGCCATGGGCAACAAAAACAACAACAAAATCACGCGCACCACGCGCGCACAATGGCCGGCCGCCGCCGCACTGCTGACAATTGAAATTGTCGGCCAATTCTGCAGGGCAGCGCGCGAACGTCACATTGTGAATTTTTTGTGGCCACTGGTCGGCCGATTCCAAGGGCGCCGCATACACAGCGGGACGGCCTAGTTCTACGGCGCGCACTGCTTCGGCCGTTGTGTCACAGCTCGCATTTATAACTGTTTTATTTGGCTGAGGGAGCGGGAGCGCCTCGGCCGCAAAGTGCGAATATGTCCAAGCTTGACCACCACGCGGGACGCTATCAAAAACGGCCGCTAAATATTCGCTATCAATTTGTGATGTGCCGGTTTCACTTTTGGGGTGCAGGCTACAGCTAGTCGGGCACGTGCCATAAGTCTCGTGTTCACCACTGCGATAAGTAACTGCAATTGGGCCGGTTTTGCTGTTGGCGCTGATTTTGACTGTTTTTAACATTTCTCTATCCTTTCTGTTGTGAGGGGCCTAGTATATCAACTTTAACGGCCGTTTTTGTGTGATATTTTCTAGGGGTTTTCACGCGTCGCACAATTAAGGGCATGCTGTTTTCATCCCATGGCATAACCAAAAAGGGCAAATCATCGGCCGACATAACGCGCATAAAGTCACGAGCGCGAACAAGGGAAGGAAAAGAGCGGACAACACTCTGCGAATTGGGAAAGCACACATCGTATTTGTAAATTGGCATTTTCTATTCTTTCTAAGTTAGTCGTCGCGGTCGGTGTTCAACTCAAGGCGCGGGTATTCGTCTTCTATAAAGCTATCGTCAATATGCGCAACCCCCAAACGGGTGCCGGCATCCCAAATCAAAACGGGCAAATCTCGCGGCAAATTAGCGAGCGCAGCCGACAATTTGCCAACTGTCATACCCTTATTTGTTCGGGCATGCTTCAAAGCGCAAAACCAAACCTCATGCGCATCAGCAATCGACGAATAAACATCGTCCATTGAATCGCAAAATTCGCGACTGCTGCGCTCGTCCGGATCAGCAGACAAAAAGCGAACTACATCAGCACGCGAAGCAACAGCAACGGCATGCTGATAAACGTCAAGAAAAGCCACATCGTCAAAAGACAAATTTTTCATTTTGCAATCTCCTGTAATTTTTTAAATGCTGCCTGTGCTTCTTCTAAGGTTTTACAATCTGTTTCGTATTGCTCATTTGGATCACCCCAATGGTCTTCAATGTAATACGCTGCAAGCACCAAACCCATTTCTATATCTTTTAATAATTCTTTCATTTCTCTATCCTTTCTGTTGTTACTGATCTAACGTAAGCTTTTGAAAACACAATCGAGCCGGTGAAAATAGAAGGCATGACATAACTGTCATACCCATGCTCGGCCATGTAATCGTCCGCATCATTGGCAAGCATAAATAATCGCTCGTCGATTGAATGAATAACCACCATCGGCTCTAAATCATCATGGCCAACATTGAAGCTGCCATGAGTCATTGAACCAAACCAAACGTCTGTGCGTTCCATCTCTCTATCCTTTCTAAGCACCGGATCAAGCACCGGCATCGCCAGTATAGCAAGGTTTCGACACCTTGCAACACTTATTTACATTTATTTTACTAAACCTAGGGTTTCCTCTAGTTCCACCCAAGGCATGCCACGCGATGGCCAACATTTGAAGGGCTCAAGCTTTATGCCGTGTGCCGCCAAATCCATAGCATCGCGCCCATGGTACAAACGAATGGTCGAGGGGCGTAGTGTATTACCCATGTCAAGAACAAGAATGAAGCAAGGCCGTTCCTTGGCAGCATGCCGAGTCATGAAGGCAATCTGATGCGGACGCAGCCCCACTTTCAAGCCCTTGGCAATCACTTTCAATTCAACAAGCACAAAGCGATCCCCGACACCAATCAGCATGTCAGGGATACCAAGGTTGACGCGATTCTCAATGCGTTCAATCGAGCAATTAGGCAAGGCAGCTTTGACCCTAGCCGAAAACCTAGCTTCAGGTGTCATCTGATCCCCCCAAATCTCGCTCAAAGATGTCAAGCGGAGGCTGCTCCACTCCGGCATCGAATTCAGGATCTTTTTCACGTGCTGCACTTTCAATCACCACTCCGGTGTCCGCATCGATTAAGGCGGTAGGTGGTGGGCCACCATACAGCTTTTTAAGCTCATCAAGCTTGCGCTGCACCTCTTCCTTGCTCATGCTGTCAATCGTGCCATGGCGGATCTCTTTGCGCTCCACATAGATCGTTCCCAAGGCTTGGCCTCTACGATACTCTGCTTGGACGGCTGCAGCAAATGCACCGGCATCCAAAGCTTTATCGCGAATGACTTGCAAATCGCGCATATGGCGCTCATAGGACGTGTTGTACTTGGAAGCCAATTCAGCACGATAGGCCTGAATGGCCGCTACAACGTGCGGATTGATGTCAGGGTGGGTAAGCTTCCAAGCCATCACAGAAGCGCTGGTGGCCTTGTATCCGGCCCTTATGGCTGCCTCTTTCATGGTCACCCGTCCATCGCCACTCACAAGCTCGGTAACAAAGGTCCATTCCTTAGGCGTAAGCTTCCTGCGCTGCTGACGCAACGGGGCCACTTCTGTGGTCATGCGCTTGCGCGCTTTGTCCGGCATAACCGGTGGAACGTTGTAGACGTCTTTCTTGGCCATTAGCTGATTCTCCACAAGCGCCAACCATTGTCCACCTTGCGTAGCGTGAACACCCATTTGGGCTGATGCACTCGTGTGAAACGAAGGGCAGCCACTCTGCAGCTTTCAGCTTGCTTGCGCACGCCAAACAAGATGCTGTCGCCTGCTTCCATTTCCCCAAAAGGATATTTGGATCGATTGGTTGGCAGGGCTATCCCCTGATCAATGTGTACCATGCTTAACTCCCGTAAAAGAACTACCACGAGTATAACGAGTGTCAACCAAAGAGTCAATCCAAAAAAGCAAATCAGGTTCCCTATAGAACTTTTGGAGGGTGTAGTGTGTTTTTATTTTTTCACTTTTCATCTCGCGGAGCCCCCCTGAAAATATTACATTGAATCTCCAGACGTAATTTGCCGAATGCTCGTAACGTATTGATTTCATTCAATTCTTACACCATTACGTCTATTACGCCAAATCTCACAAAAATAAAAAAAAAAACATACCTTACCCCTAAAAGGTCTATAGCACCTAAACCAAAGTATTACTTTTTGAGCCATTTTCACCCCTTTTTACCCTCGGTCCGCGGTCCAATCCCCCTCCACCAAAACACACTGTATATCCACCCAGTACCATAATGCATCACACTAAAACCCCAAAACCTAGGGAAAACCCCTAAGAAATAGTACATCTTAAGTAATTGACCTAACTGGATAAAAGCATGATAATAACCCTGTCCACTTAGATAAAAGACGGACAAATACCATTAACAAAGAAAGGATAGTGATATGACTAAACAGACGGACGCTACAGATAAAGACATCGCACAAATCATGGACGATGCGCAGGTTTTGCTTAACTTCTGCTCAAATACTTTTGCCAAACCATCGGAAGCGTGGTTCGCGTGCCTTGTCTCCTCAGCCATTTTGACAGCAGAATTAAGTGTGCCCTTGGAGAAGTTTTTGGAAGGTTTTGAGCATGCTTATAACGATGCGATGAAGGCCAAGAATGCAATGAAGGGACCATCCTATGATCACTAATGCAAACGATTTTATTTCTGTCAATCG